AGGATACAGCTTGTTGTCTGCCATCTCTGACAGTCGCTCTATCTCAGACCATACATGGTCAAATCCGATGAAGTGTGAACGTGGAAACGAAAATGCTTTAGTTGCTACCATTGTGGTGCCTCCTTAATTAAAAGCAAGGTTGTTGTCTACTGACCGGACCATCCGCATCAGCGTACTATTTATAAGAATTATCACAAAAACAAATCGTATTATTGCAGTTTATCTGCCATATCAATGAATCTTTTTATGTAGGCCCTAATCTCTCTACTTGCTGACGTATCCTTCTCTTTGCACAAAGAGATAAACTTTTTCTTATCCTCTTTGTTAATTTTTATCAGCAATGTGTCATCTTTTTTCATTTCACAGTACTCATTTCTTATATATAATATATATACCTTTTAAGGTATTTTTAATAAAAAGTTCATATTCGCTGTGAAGCGTTAGGAGGTAACATGAGAACTGTATTGTTCGCTCTACTATTAGTACCATCACTTGTAAGTGCAAATGTACTGTCCACCCGCACCCTTGAACCCGTTGTTCGTATTTCAGAAGACATTATCTATGTTACTGATAAGAAAGGCAACGACTGGGCTGTAGTTACTCGCTGTGAAATTAATCCACAAGATGTCAAGCAGTTTATTGTCAAGGGCAAAGTACTATCTTCAGGTAAGTTTGTTCAGTTAAGTGACGACCTGCACTGTGAGATAGAATCTATCCAGGCGGCATAAATCTGTTCTGATCATTATAACGATCTAGTACGGGCTCACCTGCATCTTTCATGGTGCAGGTGATGTATGCCTTACGACCTTCAATATATCTTACCTGATATACAAACCAACTAAATGGTTCAGAGCAAACCGGTTTGAAGCATCTACCGGCCATAAAGTATCTACTGTCTATAGTTCCCGATATCCTGTCATGAGTGTTAAGATAGATGCGTTTAGTTGGCCACTGATCTTTAATAAGACTAAAGCACTGCTTAGACGCAGAGTCATACATTTCATCTGCAAAGGTTGGACTCCAACCTACAGTCAGCAGTAAAGGTAATAGTCGTTTACGTTTCAGAACAATTGCTGCCACTGTTGTTGGATTTTGGTGGCCTCATCGATCGTAGCACACAGCTGACTACGATGAGGCCTCCCGTCAATCTTTTCCACAACCACATATTTCATAACAGTATCGGTCGTCTCGCTTAACCATTCGTTAATAATTACTTCTTTCGACCGATTGTGTACTTCGCTTCCAGTGTCCATTCGTCCTTGTCCTTGTAAGGGATAATCTTGATCTGAGACATGGGTGCTACGGGGTCGGCCGCTCTGCTTTTATCGACCAATTTAACTAATCCCCAATCATCCAATAAGTTTGCAATAGTGTTTCGTCTTGCAAGGTCACCTTGATCAAAGTTAGCCGGCTTGCCATCTAAAGCAAACAGCTCTTTAAAATGTACAATAAAGTATCTGCCCTGCTTATGCAGAACATGACACGACTGATACAAGGTCTTATCTTTGCGTGATGCAATACCAATACGTGTGAGAGTCTCACGTACCTTTAGAAAGTCATCCTGTTCATTTAAAATTACTTCAACCATCTGATCTACTGATACCGTCATTCAGTCCACCCTTACGCTGACGCTTTATTATTTGAGTTATTTGGTCTTTGGTAAGTAGGCCAACAACCTGACGTGCTTTGTCCTGGCTGTATCCATAATAATCCATGACAGCTTCGACATCTTCATCAGGTTGCGCTTTAAACCACTTGCTAAAACGCTTTTTCTTTCTTACGATATTTATAAGAAAGTCAAATTGCATCTTATTTTCTAAGTGGTGGTGACGGTTCATCTCATTAGCAAGATAGACTGTGTCTATAAAGAACGACAGTCCTCTGTTAACAAGATAGGGTGGATATAGCTTCTCGGCTAGCTCTGGGTTCTCGCTATCTTCGATTACATTTTGTTTCGTATTGTTGATAGCATTCAAGTAGTCAAAAGGATTCATACCCAATCAACTTCCATCATTAGCTCAGTCATACAAGCTACGTTATTAATCTCGTGATCAGCTACAAACGCAGCCTTGTATTGATAGTCAGCAAGTGTGACTACTAACTGAGGAATGCTTTGAGGTTTGACGTACTGAGAGGCGTTGTCATATAGTTGTCTATACAACTGAGCAGTATCCATATCCTTATGGTCTGCAATCCACTTACGCATATCAACAAACTTCTTACTCTTTAAGATACCAACAAGGTCCTGTATGTTGCTGCTGTAATTAGCAAGTATACCGCTATCAATACTACCGGTAGCACTGTACCTTTGCAGTTCGTTGATTACACGCCTAAAATCCGGGAAGTATAAGGTGATAAGCTCAGCTAGGGTCTTCTGATCGTATGAGACGTTTTCGTCGCTTAGAATCGCTTTGACACGCTTAAACAGCTGGCTAGCCATAGAGGCTTTGTCTTTACCGTTTATCTTGAACTCAATCACACTGCATCGAGAGTGTAGGGGATCAATGATACGGTTCTTGAAGTTGCAGGTGAGGATGAACCCACAGTTCTTACTATACTCTTCCATGAAGTTACGAAGGGCAGGTTGAGTAGACTGTGGGTTCAGATAGTCAGCCTCGTCGAGGATGACGTACTTACGATTACCTGTAAAAGAGATAGTCGATGCAAAGTCCTTGATCTCCGTACGAAGAGTATCGATGTTACCATTCATCGATCCATTGATCACGATATAATCGACATTAAGTTGCTCGCACATAGCACGAGCAATGGTTGTCTTACCTACACCAGGACCTCCAGACAGTAGGAGGTTAGGAATGTTATCTTGATCTACAAACTGCTGAAAGGTCTCCTTTAGCTCGGTAGGTAGAATTGTATCACTGATAGTTTTAGGTCGATACTTCTCGACCCACAAGAAATCTTTTGACATCACAAACACTCATAATAAAATTATAATAATTTATCGACTTTGTCGGTTGAAAGGTTACTTCTAATATATTCTTCAGTTACGTGAATTGGTACTCCTAATGAAACTCTTCCATCGTTAATGGAGTTGCACAATTCACCATCGTAACCTGTTATGAGCCGGTCAGATCTATTATAATGTAGAAATAGCTGGCCACACTGCTCACCTTGGAACTCTTCACGCCAATGTTCGAGCTCACATCCTTTGTATAATAACAAATCTCCTGGTGTAAGGTCAACTGGTACGCCTTCAACAAATATTGGCCAAGGATCTCCACCCAAACAGATTGATGTACTATATTCGCAACTGGCCCTGTCCGTGTGTTTTATTAAGGTTTCTTTATGTTGATACAACCTACAATAGGAATATGTAGGTACCAAGTTTTTATTGATTAGGTCACCTATCCTTTCTGTGCACATTAAAAGTACGGTATCCATCAACGGATCACCATACCAACAGTACGATTTTGTACACTTTTTGTGTTGATTAGGAACATAACCGTCCCACTCAGGATCACAAAGATCAGGTTCTAATTGCACTTTGACATCAAGCCGCCTCGAATTTAAAATTAGATAGGTATAAAGTAAGTGCCTAGTTTCTAGATCAAAGAAATCCCTAACCACAACATACCGGTTTTTTTTAAACGTATGTTGTAGGCTATTACTCATAGCTAGAGATGCTATTCACTACCCTTGTCCTCGATACTTCTTAAAACTTTTCTTAGCAGACTTGTTCATAGAACTCGTCTTAACTTTGCCTCGGCCGATGCTGGTACGCTTGTGGTTACCATTACGGCTCATGTTTACTCCTAGGATGTTACTCCCAACTTTCTTAGCCAACCTTACTGTCCTCCAAAGTACGATGAACCTTCCATAGCAATCCAGTATGTTAAAGATCCATCCGTTAATTTAAACTGCGCTAACCTCTGCGTAGAGATAGTCACATTATATGTTCCAGCAATCAGTTTGAGATTTTCTACTTTGAACACGACCTTAAATTGCTCGCTAGTCTTACCGACCTCATAAGAAAACTGATGTGCTGTAGTATTCTTAGTGTTGGTAGCTAACACTTTAATTGTTTCACCATCACCCTGAATACTAAGTTCTGGCAACCCCATTACTGAGGCTGCCTGTAGTAAGTGCTTCAATACTTTATCACCAAGATTGAACTTGATCGGTTCATCAGGTAGCGATACGGCTTTGTCAGGTGGTATGGTAACCATAGACTTGTCAGCATAGAAGTATTGGCTACTTGCTTTGTTATCATCACTAATAGAAACATAGTATGTATCGAAATCAAAGTCTGGCTCGTCGAACAAACTAACTACACCAAGAAACTCACTGAGATCGTATATGGCAAATTCTCGTGGAAACTCTTCTTGTACAGCTGCTTGAGCAAGTACAGTCTTGTTCTGTGATACAGTACGGATTACATTGCCTTTTGATACACACAACGTTGGATTAATAGTAGAGAAGTTTTTCAATACTTGAAAAGTGCGTTGTGTTAGTTTCATCGCTTAACCTTCTTAACTTTATCAATATCAGCGGTCGCGGCCGCTCCAATTTGAGCAAGATGCACCAGTGAACCACCAAAGAAGTACGAACCCATATGAGACGTCTTCATCCAAGGACACAGCCAAACCTTGATACCGGCTTTGCGGGCCCACTGACAGAACATATAGTCTTCAGAAAGATACCGCTTTGTCTCCTCGTCAATTACAGTATCAAAGTATGCCATGATCTCTCGACTACCATCAAAGTCTTTAGTACGTACATGGTCTGGTAGATACTTTTGTTGTGGATATGCTTGATCAAACTTTTCAAACGCTCGCCTTTGAATCATCATGAACCCAGTACCGCCCTCTAGAACTTCTACTGGCTCTGATAGCTTGAATGTCCCATTACCAGAAGCTGGGTTGAACACAAAGTCTCCAACAAAGTTATCAAGTTCATTTGGATTGTCGTCGGCATATCCTCGATCAACAGCATCCTTGATCTTCTCCCAAGCAATTGTCTTCTTAGGATAAGGAGCACACATAATATCGTAATCGGTATCCTCGCCCATCAGTGCTAGCATTGCTAGAACATCGTTAAAATCAAATCCAATGTCACTGTCTAAAAAGATCATGTGAGTACAATCTGATCGCATAAATGTATCGACACAGTAATTACGAGCCCGTGTGATCAACGATTCGTTAAACAAGTAAAAGAAAACTATCTCTACACCATAATTAGCAGCTGCTAGTGATAGGTCGGTCGACGACTTAGTGTAGCTACCAGCACACATGCCGCCGTACATGGGTGTACATATCATTAGCTTACGCTTGCGCAAATCTTCAAGACTAACTTCAACTTCCATTAACTTTCTCCATACTTTTGATCGTGCTGTTTGCCAACACCATAATCACCATCGTACTGGTTCAGCGCTTCAGCTTTAAATAATAAGAATTGTCCGACACGCGTACCGCGTTTAATTCTAATCGGACCACTGTTGACATGAAGGACGCCTGCCATCACGCCCTCGTACCCAGAATCGTACAATCCAGATGTAATAAAACACCCGTTACGGTTGAGACTCGATCTAGTAATTACCCATCCCGCCTCATCATCGCCAATAGAGACAATACCTTCCATGATAATCTCGTAGCTACCTTCATCAAGTCTCCACCAGTCATCAGTAGGATGTATCTCTCTTGACTCTCGATGAGTCTTTTCTTTCTCACTAATTACAAACACTTGACCATACGTCTGGAAAATTTTATCCACACGCAGGTCAATTGCATTAGGTTGAACTTGATCGTCGTCAAATTTACTTAGTGACGATTTCGAGTTTGGTGATGCTAGGTGAATCATCATCAAATGTATCCTGTGTAAAATACCATAATAAAACAATATAGTGGATTGCCTTTAGCAAGTCCTTCTTATTGTGTCCTTCCTTCTTACCATACCGCATTAAGTACTTGATAGCAGTATCCCGACACGTAGTATCGACAGACCCAAGAGTCTGCCATACGTCAATAGTCTGAATATTATTCTGCTCTTTACCCGCGAGTTCACCAACATAGTGACCCGCGTAGGTAGATTCAAGGTATGTTAATGCTTCAGATAGAATCTTGTCTTCATCAAATCTAAACTTCTCACTCATT